ATAGCTAACGGAACTGAAGCAATTATAGAAGGTATGACTTGTGGTATAGCGCTGGTGAATAACCACTCAGCTGCATCGCCCACGCCTTCTATATCTTCTATTTGCATAGGCTTACCGTACTTGGCTATCTGCGCTTCTCTGTTTCTAACTACTTCATCTCCGTAATTCTGTAAAGCCTCGTTGTCAAACGCTTCACCGAGAACACGTATGCCCGCTCCCCCGGTAGCTATGAGTTGTTGTGTGGATTGAAAAAGAGTATCCCAGAACCCAGCTTGTTCGTCTGTAGGCTCTATTGCTGTGGGGTTGGCTCGTAAATTTTCTAAGAGTCTTAAATACTCTTCTCTGGAAAGATCTCCGTCTAGATAGCCCTGTTGTAGTTCCTCAAGTGACACACTAGGCACCTAGTTGATTTTTATAGAAATTCATTAAATCTTGAAACATTCTATTGTATAGTGGATTAGGTAGCCCCTCATCAGTATATGGAAAAATATTTGAGCCTTCTAATTCTTTTTGAACTATAGATGCTATACCTAACTCTTTCCGCGCTTGCTCTGATGATCCCGTGCCCCTACCGAGAACGTTTATAGCAGCTAAGTCCCCGGTTGATCGTGCTTTTTCTTCTGCTAATTTAGATTTACCAATTACTCCAAGAGTGCCAGCTAGCCCGCCTTGTTTATTAGTAGCTGAAAGCAGAGCGGCGTCTCCTATTCTTCTAGCTCCTTGTTGTAGGTTTTGAAGGTACGGAGATATGATGTCTTCTGTAGTTCTTGTAGCAACCATAGGGTCTTGAGTATCTTTAGGACCTTCATCTTTTTTTGGTGTGGCCTCAAAGTCGTCAAAGTCTCCCCTAGCCGCAGCTGCGTCAGCTTCTTTTTGTAGGTCCTTTTGAGTTTTTTCTCCGGCTCTAATATCTGAAGGAGACACCCCTTGTTGTAATTGTTCTAAACGTTTTCTAGCTTGATCTAATTTTTCTTTAGCTTGATCTATGTAGCTAGTGCCACCACCAAGGGCTCCTCTGTCTCCTCTTTGAAGTTGTCTTTCGTAAGCCTCTTCAAGTTCTTTTACAATTTGTTTTTGTTTTTCTATGGTTTCAGAATTATCTACTTCTCCCCCCTTTTCCATCATAGCTACTTTTTGTGCGGCTTCTCCGTCTAACATAGAAGCTAGTTTAGGAAACATGCTTTCTATCTCTTTATCAAACTCATCTGTAATTAAAGTAACCTGATCGGTGTTTATGTCTATGTTTAATTTTAAAGCAGCATCAGCAACTTCTTTTTTATACCTGCCTTCTGCTTTGTCTACAAAAGTCTGTATCTCTTGTTGTATTTGTGCAGGAGGACTATCGTCTTCTGTCTTTTCTGTTAAAAATATTTTTATAGCGTCTTGTAAATTACCTTCTTTTTCTTTTACTAACGAAATAAATTCTTGTTGACTTCCTCCCGGAGACTTAACTCTAGCTGTTTCTATGTCAACCTCTGGCATCTCTACCATTGGGGTTTCAGTTCCCCCAACTCCTCTTGTCATATCTACCATTTTATTAAGAGCGTTGTTTATTTCATCGTCGCCCTCTTCAAAAACCTCTGGCGCTATGCCGCCTTCTTGCATCATGGCTACGGCTTCGTTATCTTGTTTTTGAGTTCTTCGTTCTTGAAACTCTTTTAAAAAACTATCGTAGCCAACTTTTAAAGCCTGTATTGAATCACTTAACATAGGAGCCACATAAGGTATAGGAGAACCTGCTTTATTTGCTGCTCTAGTTGCATCAACCCATTTAGCAAAAGAAGGCTCTTCAAAAAAATCTACATCCATTAAATGTGGAGTAATACTATATTTTCGTAAAAAACCAGTTATTGTGCTATCTGTTGTATTAGAAGAATCACCTTCTTGCATCTTTACCGGGTAAGGCACTCCTTCTGGCCCTGTGCCGCCTACAAAATTGTATGCCTCATCCTCTGGAAAAACTTCGCCGCCTTGTTCGTAACCCATTTTTTTAACCACGTCAGGTCTTTCTTTAGCTAAGGCTCTTAGACCAGCAAACTTTTTACCTTCAGGCACTTGCGGTACGCCTTCTGGTCCTGTGCCTTCTTCGAAACCTAGTATTCCGCCTAGTCCACCGCCTCGTAAAAGACCTAATGCTTGTGCTGTTGGATCTGTTCCGGCTGCTGCTCTAAACACTGTAGAGGCTTGTGTTCTTGGTAGTAGACTTAACATACCTTGTAGTGTCTGTAATCTTTGTCTTGGCTCTAGTGCAGTTCTTCTAGCCGCATCAAAGGTAGCGTCAAAACCTGCTTGTTGTATACCTCTACCTAAACCACCTAATGATCCTAATGTTCCTATTTGATTTATTAATCCTGCTTGTCCTGTTTGTGCTAGCCCAGCTAAACCAGAAGCTGCCCCTTGCGCTGCGGCTCTTGCTCCTTCAAACCCTCTTGATCGTATACCGCCTATGGCTTCTCCTAACCCTCTATTTAAAGCTCTAAACCTTTCTGACTCCATGAGTCTGCCACGCGAACCACCAAAAGCGCCTGCTTTAACAGCGTCAGCTCTGTCTGCTATACCTTGTATGCCAGATCTTTCTGTTAAATCACTTATTGTTTGTTGTACGACTGCGTCTTCGTACGGATTGTAAAAGTCTCTTGCTCCCTGTGGACCGTAAAATCCTGCTGCTTGTTGTATAAACGGTTGAAACTGACCCAATCCGCCAGCTAACTGTCTAGCTTGTTGCTGTAACGGATCTAGCCCAGCAATTTGTTGTTGAGCTATTGGTGTAGGTGTAGCAGCTAAATCAAACGCGGACTCTAAAAAGCCCCTACGCATCTTAGCGGCAAACGGGTCCTCTACTCCTGACAGGGTGGTTACTGGATCAAGATAACTAGCCATTACGCTACACTCTCTGCCATTTTCATTAATCTATATAGATTCTCTGAACCCAATGCTCTAGTGGCTGGCCTAGTCATAACAAACTCGCCGGGTTCTAAAAATGCTGGTGTTATGTCTCCGGGACCATCATCGTCCATGCCGCCTTTTTCGTAGCCTTTTATATTAGCAATCCCTTTTAAAAGTCCGCCTTCTTCTGCTGTAACAGGGCTTACGTTTGCGTATTGTGCACCTTCAACTAAAGCGGGCTGTAAATTAGCTATTCTGTAACTTGGTATGTTTTGCATTTGCTCTGGTGTATAACCGAAAGCAGATACCCCAGTTGGCACTATGTCTTCTGGGCTTTTACTTGGCTGATCTAGCAATTTCTTCACAAGAGCTAAAGTGGCTATGCCACCTAATCCTCCCATGCCACCGCCTGTGCCGCCGCCCATGATTCCGCCACCGCCTGTGTCGCCACCAAACAATGCAGCTGCTGTGTTTGACCCTATAATACCTTTGCTTGCGTCTTCTAGTGTATCGCCTAGTCCTTGTAGTTTTAATCTACCGGCTAATTCTTGCCCAGCCTCTGTTTGTAAAAATTTTCCAAGAGGGCTGTCTGACATAATTAATTGATCTTTCAGTCCTTCAATGCCTCCTGTTTTAAGTCCCTCTATAATACGAGAACCTACAGAAGTTTTTAATTGAGGTCCGCCAGATGGAGTAGGACCACTAACAAAAGGACTTAACCCTTCTTTAGTAAACCCCTCTGTAGCTCCTTGCGCTAACGCGCCTATGCCTGCGCCTAACGCTGCATCAGCAACATAATCTTTTGGTTTTTCTCCGCCTAAAAATCCTTTTGCTGCTGCCCCTACAGCTCCAGATATTATTGGTCCGCCCGGTATAAAAGCAGCAGCTATGGGAGCTAACGGCGCTAGTTTTTTACCCAGCTTTTTAAGGCCAGACTTCTCTGCAAATTTTTCTAATCCTTTGGTTAAACTCTTTAAAAAGAACTCTGGCTGACCCGTTGCAGGGTTTATTTTCATAGCCGGTGAACCAACTACAAATTCTTCTGGGTTGACTTGAAGCTCTTTAAACTGATCGTGGAGCATTTTGCGTAGCTCTGGGTTAGCATCTAATATGCCTTTAGGCACAACGGTTTCTCCCGTTGCCACGTGAGCTATATGGTCGTCTTCAAAACGACCTAAACCTTTTGCTATGTTTAGTGACTCTTGTAACTGCATAGTCTCTCGTTTAAGTTTTCTCTATTGTATGTGCAAATTTATTCTACTGCCACTATTTTTATGAATAAACGTGCCAGTCGTTACCGTCAAAAAGTTCTGCTTCAGCGTTTCTTCTGCGTACTAAACCGTTTAAAACTTTACCGTTGGCCTTGTTCCATCGTTTTATTTGCTCTGCTACGTCGTCGTACGCGCCTTTGTTTAAAACTTTTCTTAACGTAGAAGTTTTTAAGTTCGTTGGTCCTAGGTTATAGGTCCATGCTACCAGAGCATCAAACTGGTTTTGTTCTAACGGTACGTCAATAAGATCTTCGACGTATCCTTCAAACTCCTCTAAGTCCTTGGCTAACAGTTCTTCTGCTTGGTGCTGCGATATCTTCATGCCTTCGACTACGTTTTTAGTTGTGCCATAACCTATTGTTAACACCCCAGCAGAACATAAATAACTTTCTAGCTCGCAGCCCTCAAAGTGTTTTATTAAGTCTATACCTTCTTGCGATATCTTCATTTTACCTCCTTGGTTGTAACTTTCTTGTAGTACACAACAACCTCTTTGAGTTCGTTAATATAACGTTTAAGTTCTTGCATATTGTAAGACATGAGCTCATAGTCTGGTATAGACATAGCAACAAAAACAATTCTGCCTTCTTCTTTTTTTAATTTGTCTAAGAACTCATCGATGTTCTTCTCAGATACTACATACCAGTACGGTTCTTTTAAATCTATACCTCTAGGCAACATAGGCTGTGCTATCTGCCTATCTATTGGTTTAGATATGACGTCTACTTGTTTAGGAATCAGGCTGCAACTGTAGACCGTCATTAAGACGATCAATGCTACGGCTGTCTGCTTCAATACTGTCGAATACATCTTTAGTGCCATTGTTTACTCTAGTTTCTATAAGTCCGGGTTTAGCTGCGGCTAGCTTACTTAGATTGTGTCGTTTGAAGATATCTAAGTATCTAGACATCTCTGCCTCTATTTCTTGGTTGCGTGACTGTATGGCTAGTAGCCCTTCGGTCTGCACTTTAAAATCAGATTGCAAAGATTCTATCGCAGCTCTTTGTTCTTGGTCCCTCAACTCAAAAGCTTGGTTGAGTGAAGCCAGTCTCGAGTTCTGGCTCCATAGAAAGTATAGGGCTATAGCTAATACCCCTACGACTCCTAATAATATTCTACTCACTCTTCGTATAAGTTATTAAATGTTATCAGCGGATCCAAATAACTTTCGTGCCCCTCAGCTGAATGTAAGTGTTGCGACGGAGCAAAGTCCGGCGCCCCCTGTCCTGTAACCCAAAGTGCTGGGCTAGTCGCTCGCACTCTGTTGTTTGGTAAAGCAACCATGTTGCCTTTCCATTTACAGTCTTCAGTAATATAAAGTAAATGCGATTGCTTGTGTTGCGCTGGGCAATCAGCTATCGCGTTGTTGGTGTAGTCAAC